CGAACTTAAATGGGATGGTAATAATGTGATAGGAAAGGCATCAATTTTAAAAACGCCTATGGGTCAGATCGTCGAAGGTCTGCTCGAAGGTGGTGTTAAGCTTGGTGTATCAAGTCGTGGTATGGGAAGCCTTGTGCAAAAGAATGGCGCTAGTTATGTGAATGGTGACTTTATGTTATCAACAGTAGATATAGTCCAAGATCCATCAGCTCCGGAGGCATTTGTCAACGGAATTATGGAAGGTAAAGACTGGATATGGGATAACGGCATATTAGTAGCACAAGACATTGAATTAATTGAGACTGAAATAAAAACAGCCAGGTCTATTTCTTCTTCGGAAGTTGAGATCAGAGCCTTTAAGAATTTCCTCTCGAAACTTGTAAATAAATAATCCGAGGAGGATAACGACATGTCAGAAGACGTAAAAAACGCCGAAGACGTATCAATTGATGAGCAAGCTTCTATTGAAAGCGAAGAGCAACTAGATGAAACACAAGTAATCGAAGATGTTCAAGCAGAAGAGGAAGCTGTTGAAGAAACTGCAGAAGTAGAATTAGAAGAAGCTAAAGCTAAAAAAGAGGATGATCTTGAAGAAGATGCTCCTAAGGCTATAGCAACTCCTAAAACTAAAGCTGGTGTTATTCAAGCAGCCGTTGATATGCTTAAAGGTGTAAAAAAAGAAGACGCACAAAAACTATTTGCGAAAATGGCAGCGATCTCTGATGACAAAGATCTAGACGAATCAGAAGATGATGGTTCAGTAGCGAAAGCTATTGCTTCAGCACCTTCTAAAAAGAATGAATTAAAAGCTAAAGCGAAAGTAGAAGCTCTTGATTTTGACGAAGATCTAGACACAATCATCAAAGAGGAAGCTACGCTTTCAGATGGATTCCGTGAAAAAGCAAGCGCTATTGTAGAGGCAGTACTAACAAGTAAATTAGCCGAATCAGTAGAACGCTTAGAAGCAGAATACGTGCAAAACCTAGAAGAAGAGGTTTCAGAAATTCAAACTTCATTAGTAGAGAAAGTAGATTCATACTTGAACTACGTTGTTGAAGGTTGGATGAAAGAAAACGAAGTTGCAGTAAGCACAGGACTTAGAACTGAAATTGCTGAAGACTTTATGGCTTCTTTACAGTCAGTGTTCAAAGAACATTACATTGAGATACCAGAAGGTAAAGAAAACTTGTTAGATGAATTATCTGACCAAGTAGCTGAACTAGAGGAATCTCTAAACAAAACCACAGAAGATAACATCAAACTACATGAAGGCAATAACGTTCTCGTTAAAGCTGAAATAGTGAGAGAAGCATCTTCAGGGCTTGCAGAAACAGATGCTGAGAAATTTGCTAAGTTGGTGGAAGATGTAGAATTTGATAACAAAGAAACTTTCGAACAGAAGGTATCTACTATCAAAGATTCATTTTTCAAAGGCGAAGTAACTGAATCAGTTGATGAAGTAAATAGCATGGCAGGTGAGGATACAGCGGAAGTTGTTGAAATGTCTGATAACATGTCTAGATACACTCAGGCTATAACTAAATTTAATAATTAATCTTAAGGGGAAAAACAACAATGTTTAACGCAGATTCACAATTAATGGAAAAATGGAGCCCGGTCTTAGAACACGCAGGCGCACCAGAAATCCAAGACAGATATAAAAAAGCTGTCACAGCAAGGCTTCTTGAAAACCAAGAAATTGCATTACGTGAAGAACAAGCCCAGGCACAAGGTAACTTTATTTCAGAAGCAGCAGCAGCTAATAACATTAGCGGCAGTGCTCCAAATAATATTGGTACTTTCGACCCTGTTCTTATTTCTTTAGTTCGTAGAGCTATGCCTAACCTCATCGCATATGATATCGCTGGCGTTCAGCCAATGACTGGACCAACTGGTCTTATCTTTGCAATGAAATCTAAGTACACAAGCCAAAGCGGTTCAGAAGCATTCTTTGATGAAGCTGATACCGACTTTTCAGGTACTGGTACTCATCAAGCAGAACCTACTGGATTAGGTGGAGCAACTGATGCTGATTCTGACGGTACTATCGCAGATACAGCAGTAGCTGACATCACTAACACATTCGGTACAGGTCTTACTACAGCAGCAGCAGAAAGATTAGGAGTTGGCGAGTCCGGCGACGGTTCTTTCGGTGAAATGGCTTTCACAATCGAGAAAGCTACTGTTACTGCTAAATCTAGAGCTTTAAAAGCTGAGTACACAATGGAACTAGCACAAGATCTTAAAGCGATCCACGGTTTAGATGCAGAAGGCGAACTAGCTAACATCTTATCAGCTGAAATCCTAGCGGAAATCAACAGAGAAGTAGTTAGATCAGTTCTTACATCTGCTAAAATCGGAGCTTTACAATCTTCAACAGCCGTATCCGGTATCTTTGATGTCACAACTGACTCAGACGGTAGATGGATGGTTGAGAAGTTTAAAGGTCTTATCATGCAACTAGAAAGAGAAGCAAACGTAATTGCTAAAGAAACAAGACGTGGCAAAGGTAACTTTGTACTTTGTTCTTCAGACGTAGCTTCAGCTCTAGCAGCTGCTGGTCTTTTAGACTACACTCCTGCATTAAGTGCAAACTTAAACGTAGATGATACTGGTAATACATTTGCTGGTGTCTTAAACGGCAGAATGAAAGTTTATATAGATCCATATCCACTGTAGACTTTGCATGTGTTGGTTACAGAGGTTCAAATCCATACGACGCAGGACTATTCTATTGTCCATACGTTCCTTTAACTATGGTTAAAGCAGTTGGTGAGAATGACTTCCAACCTAGAATGGGATTCAAAACAAGGTACGGCATGATTGCTAATCCTTATGTAGCTATTGATGGTACTATCGGGACAGCTCGAACTAACCA